AACCATTGGTTTAATAATTCTTTTAAGTTCACTTCGTTTCATGTTTCTTATCCTTTTGGAAGCATTCTTTTGCCAGCAAAACCATATTGAATAGCTGCTTCAATGCCTTGAACCAATCTATCCATTTGCTCCGTGTTGGCGCCATCTCGGATTAGATCGCGGACAGATGTAAGAATGATGGTTTCAGCTGCTTTAAAATTTTCGCTATCGAGTTCGTCTGCAATTTCGGTGGAGTACAACTTTTCATGTTCTTCTTTGATAATTTCTTTAATTCTTTCTACGGTAATCTTCATCGGTCTTTCCTCGTGATCTCATTAAGGAGGCGGTTGAGTCTATCTGCCTTGGTCAACCCCGTCTCTTTTCCTTCGTGAATACGTATGCTCATAAATGCATCAGGCGTAGAGGGTTCGGATACGAAATCAAAACATATCAATTGAAAGTCATCCTCTACAACTGTATTGCCTTGATGTTCCTTTACACTTCCGAGTCCACGCGAAGAGATGCCCAACTTAACCCCGCTATTAACAAGAGATTCCAAAATTTTTCCACTGGGCGTATCTAGAACCTTAACCTTTCCCATTACAGTGCCACCATCCCACCAAGTTTCTGTTACCAAATGAGAAGCATTCTTAAGATTAATCACACTGTCATCAGGATGATCCAATTCGCCGATGGCGCGGTTCTCTTTGACGAGCTTCTCATAATTCTTCATCTCACGCTTCAATACTTCGTCAGGATAAACTCTTCCGTTTCCATTGCGCGTATCAGACTTCTGTAAAATTCCAGTAAGAAAAACTACACCCTCTTTGACTTGGCGCTTCTCATCTTCATTCAAGAAATCTTGGCAAACGCCGCCTTCGCACAATTCGTAATACTCTCTTAATAGAACTTTTGACATATTATTTCTTCTTGCGGTTTTTGGCGACAGTAGCGGCGCCTTTAGCAAATGCAGCTTGGCGCTTGGTTTTAGTGGTGGCGTCGCTGTCTTGGGCGAGCACTTTTTTGGCGTATGCTTGGACGCCCATTCCGGCTGCCTTTGCCTTCGCAGTAAAGTCACCTTCAGTGCCTCTTTTCTCAATCTCTTCGCCCGCCTTAGAAAATGAATCGTCTCCTTCCTGCATCAAATCAGAGTCTTCGTCGCTGCCTCCAACTTCAAGTGCCAAATCTAAAAGAGGTTCTTCCAAAGCAAACATCAAATCAGATACAATCTTCTCCTGCTGATGTGGATGAATTTCTCCAGTACTCCCAAGAATACTCTTAAGGTTACTAGTAACCAAGTCGTTGATCTTATTCACCATACAGTCGGCGTCTTTCCACCCTTGAGGACAGTCTTTACTATAATCCATTAGATCATCGTCACTCATAGATGTAGATCCTTTATTTTTCCAGGCGCCTTTAAGTTTTTCAATTCCAGCATCTGCTAATTCGGGACCTTTCTCCACCACGTATTGTATGATCATCGCTTTAACCTGGGGAGGGAGGGCTTCCCACGCCGCTTTAGCCGCCTGGGCAGCATTCTCCTTCAATGGGGATCCCACTTTGGCAGTCTCTTCTTTGATGATTTTTGTTAGATATTTCTTACTAATTTTGATCATTTATTGTTCCTCTAAAATTGTTTAAATGCAGGCGCAACCTGCGCGAGTTAACTTCCTTTGCAGCAGCGACGGACAGTAGGTAAAAACCATTTAGTTGTTATTAGTGACATCATCTTCGACCTCCGGTTTGTTGAGCGCTAACTGAAATCCGTTATCGCATACCAACATGTTCATTATATAACTAGTTCCAGAACTTAAGCATCCCAATAAAAATCCAGTTATAAAACCATAATCAAAAGTAAATAGTTCCGTGTAGGGACTTAATGCCCATACAAATGCACCAACCCAAAATCCAACACACATGGGACAGTGAAAAAAGTGATATTGCGGTCTGATTGATTTAAATATTGTGCCGAAACATAAAATTTGAGTCATGCCATAACATGCCAAAATAAAATAGAGCAAATCCATTATGCATATCCGCTAAGATATCTACGCGTATCGTATGGTTGAATGCTCCCTTTCTTTATTGCTTGGGGTACCTTCCCTAGCGGGGTGGAATCCTCTTCAGTTGGATCAATATACATTTCTTCTACTTCTTTTTCGTATGCCTGGGCAAATAAATAATCAGGCTTTTCTTTTTCAATAAATTTTCCAATAGAAAGAACAACCAAGTCTGCTACTGGAAATTTAGCATTCGTTGGTGGCAGGATCATGGCGCCCATTGCACCGTGTACATTGCCCCCCTCAACGGTGCCTGGAGTTATGAGTCCGGTTCGAAGTAGATGCTTAAACAATTTGTCTTGCGCAGCATATACCTCGTCGGTATATCCTCCTTTCGGAAGAGTTACTACCTTGCTCGTGGAGGGCACCACTACAATATCGATATCCGGATGATCAAAGATCATCAAACTACCATCAACTGCCTTCCTAATATCAAGTTTCATTGTTATAGGAAGATTCTTTTCAGAAGGAGAAGGAGGAGAAGGTGGTTTCTTCTCTTCTTTGTCTTTTAGTGTTATTGTTATTTTCTCTTTGTCTTTGAGAGTCAATTTAATGGGCATTAGGATTCTATCTCCTTGGCCAAATTTTGAATCTCTAAGATTTGGATAATAACATCCTCATCAAATTCGCGCCTCTCTCCATACGATTCTACAATTCCCAATACCTCTTGCGCCTTAGAAAGCATCTGGGCATCTTCCTTGATGATTTCAGAAACCAACGAATTCTTTAAAACATTCTTCAATCTACCAAACTCTTCATTCAAATAAATCTTCAATGATACGCCATTGTCACTAAAAGAAGTGGCATATCTGGTAATGACTTCTTTCTGCTCTTCTAGCAGGTGATCTTCATACTTCTTATTATAATTTTCTACAAAAGTCTTATAGACCAAATTATCAGTAGGTTCTAGTTGCTCTGTGTGGTCGTCGGATGCAAGAGAGTGGTTCTTTACAAACAAATTTTCTAAAATAACTCTCTTCTTAACAGAAAGATCTTGACTAAGAATTTGAGAAATGGTGGCTAAATTCTTATAGTTGCTTACGAAGTTATTAAAAACTTCTCCGGTAAGATTCTTATTAACCTTATTAATCATTTTAGTTTGCATATTGAATATTTCTTTGCGATCTAATTTGGCATATTCTTTTTTTGCCTCTTCTAGCAACTTCTCCAAAAGAGGAGAATCCACGTCATGAGGGTCTACTAGCGTCATATATAATTCTTTCTCCTCATACAAAACAGATCCCTTGCTAAAAAACTCCTTGCAAATATGCAGGGCAACTTCCTTACGCTTCCGATCCCCACTCACTACACTCCGTGTAATATCCTGAATTAGAACCTCGTAAAGAAAAGCGGTATTTCTTTTCTTATTATGTTTACTCTTGCGCATCCTTTTCATGTTCCTTTTTCTCCAACTGCTCAATGAGAGTCTTTATTTCACGTTGAGAGTTCTTAATTTCAAAAACTTTCTCTTCTTCCTTCTTATAATTATTATTCAACTCTTCCGCAATGCCATTTCCGAGACTAAATAGTTCACTTGACCCGGGCCATATGTTCCTCTCTGTGTTTTTACCCTTTTCGCCGTTTCCTTTTCCAAGCATATGGCGATAGCGGGCGCCTTGTTTGCGCCTGTCATTCTTAGTGGGCGTGTAAGTTCCCTTTTCATAATGGTGAATATCATCATCTCTCTTGCCGGGTGGGGCGGCTAGCAAAGGGCCCTCCTCTTCGGCAGGCGCCTCTGCTTCTGCGCCTGGCTCTTCGGCGGGCATTTCTTCGCCACCTTCCATGCCCATATCCATTTCACCACCTTCCATGCCCATATCCATTTCGCCGGCGCCCATTCCTGGTGCACCAGCGCCGGCACCAGCGGCTCCCATTTCAGCAGCAGAATCCATAAGTGCTTGCATTTTCCGATCAGTAAACATCTCTCTCTGATTACGCAAGAAATCATCATCTGTCATCCCAAAAACCTTCTGAGCAATCCATCGCTTAGAGAAGTATCCCTCCGTAGCAGTCGAAGCGACAGTAAATCTAGTATTCCAAGACTCCAACTCTTGAAGTTCGGCAATTTTTGAAGGATTGTTTAAAAATAAATCAAAAGCAATTAAATCGTCTCCCCGAAAACCCAAAGTATATAAATGAATAATTCCTATTTTTTCTAATTCTGCAATAACTGACCGTTGGAGGCGTTGGACTGTCCTCGAAAAGCGAATATCTTTTTGTGCCAATGTGGTCTTATCGTCTTCGCCCCCTTCTGCTCTAGAAAGATACGCTGGTGGAATCTTGATGGCAGAAAAAAGTTTATCTCTCAAATATTTAACGTCGTCGATGTCTCCGGTATACGTTCCACCAGGAAGAGATTCAATTTTCGTCTGAGTATTGCCTCCTCGCACTGGTAGAAAATAATCCTCCTCAATGCTCATGGGATTATACCTTAAATCTACCCTTCCCGTGTCTTGATCTATTACTTGATTTCTTTTCATCTGTGTAATGATCTTTTGCATGTACTGCTCTACATCTTCTGGGGCAATGCTTCCTACATCAATATAGAAAACTCTCCTTTCGGGAGAACGAACCACGCGGTAAGCCATCATGGCATCTTCAAGAAGAACTAACTGTCGCCAAATCCTCCGTGCCGGCTCCAATATGGAAGACCCATAGGGAACATACTTATCATTACCTAAAATTCGGAAATGAGCAATCTGCCAGTTCTCAAATGTAATGCCGCCACTGTTCCACTGGAACTGTACGTAGTTGGGATTGGTTGGATCTTCCCCTTCCAGTCTCTCTATTTCATTAGTGGGCAGACCGATCACACTCTTTACACCGACGCCCTCATCAATGTCCAAATAAAGAAACATGTCGCCATATTTACACA